TGACACTTCAATGCTGGGTTTGGTGCTTGCTGAGAAAATCAAAGGCTCAAAAATTGAATTGTGGCATGGCTTCTTTGATGCAAACAATGTGCTGATTACTTCAGGATCGCCATCAACTGGCGGCTTGTATCAATATTTTAATGGCTACGTTAATACATTTGCGATCTCTGAGGAATGGATGGAAGAAGCCCGAGCATTTACAGGTGCCATCACCATCAGCGCATCCAGCTTTCAATTGATCTTGCAAAACCGTACTGCTGGACGTTATACAAATGATGCTTCTTGGAAGTCATTTAATTCAACTGATACATCTATGAACCGGGTCAACTTTGTGTCCACCATTAATTATGCGTTTGGTAAGACGATGCCATTAACCAATCAACAAGCATTTAGAAATAATTTAAAATTGATTTTTGAATGATAAGAGATGCCAATCAATTTGACATTCCAGCTATTCTGGATATGTTGAGACAGTATCGTGAAAATACGCCATTGGACTTTTTGCGCGAGGCTGATGACGCCGAATACATCACTCAAATTCTCACTGAACTGATTGCTGGTCGTGGTCTTGCGCTGATTGCTGAAACCGATAAAATTGATGGTATGTTGTTGGCTGGTATTTCTCCAAGCGTTTGGAGTCCAAAACATTTGGTAATGACTGAAATGGCCTATTGGGTTAATCCAGAAGCCCGTGGAGGCTCTGCTGCGTATCGGTTGATTGCTGAGTATGTAGATCGCGGAAAGTCGCTTAAAGAGCAAAAAAGAATCTCAGCATTCTTCATCAGTAAAATGATAAATAGCCCAGACCTGAAATACGACAGGTTTGGTTTTAAGAAATTAGAAGATTTTTGGGTTATCTAAGATGCCAAGTTCAATTATTTTAAGTGCAATATTTGGCGATATGCTGCTGGCAGGTGCTGCTCTTGGCGCGGCAGGATTGGCGGCAACCGCCTTTGCCATCAATATCGTGGCCTCCATGATTATCAGCAAAGCCTTTGCGCCAAACATTGATAACTCATCAATCAATTCAGCCAATCCGGGCAATCGTCAACAACTTGGACCAGCGGGCGATAACAAATTGCCCGTGGTTTATGGTCAGGCGTATGTGGGCGGCATGGTTACAGACCTAAGTATCACCAATGACAATCAAACGCTTTACTATGTAATCGCATTGTCTGAAGTGACCAATACCGAAAATGGTGGTACTCCAGACACGATGACGTTTGGCAATATTTACTTTGGCGGTAAACGATGTGTTTTTGATGGAACTGACTTAACTAAAGTAGTTGGTCTTTTAGATGAATCAACAGGATTAACTGATGGTACTGTTTCTGGCAAACTCTATTTTTACTTATACAAAAATGGATCATCTTCTGGTGTAAATACTACTCAGACTGCCATTCAAATTATGCAAGACCCTAATCTTGCATATACATGGGATAACACGAAGTTAATGAGTAATTGCACATTTGCAATTATGAAAATGATTTATAACCAAGATGCCAATTTAACAGGCATCCAACAAACCAAATTTCAGCTTACTAATTCACGTTATCAGCCCGGTTCGTGTATGACGGATTATTTAACGTCTACCCGTTATGGCGCTGCTATTCCAGCAGTTGGAATTGATGCTACAAGCCTGACCGCATTGAATGTATATAGTGCTGGTGCATTCTCGTATAACTCTGGTGCAAATACTCAAGACCGATTCCGTTTTGATGGCACGTTGGACACCAATCAAACCATCATGAACAACCTGCAACTCATGGCAAGCTGCTGTGATTGTTTAATTAAATACAATGAAATAACTGGTTTGTGGGGTGTGATTGTTCAATCGCCTACTTACACAGTAGCAATGGCTTTGACGGATTCAAATATCATTTCAGCCATTCAAATTACACCGACAGATATTGCAAGTGGCTTTAATATTGCTGAAGTGAAGTACCCAGATGGCACGGAGCAAGATTCATTTGCTACCGCCACTTTTAATCTGGCGGTCATCAATCCATCATTGATGTATCCAAATGAGCCAGTCAATAAGCAATCAATAAATTTGCCGTTGGTCAACAATGGTGTTCGTGCTCAATATTTAGCAAATCGTTTCTTGGAAGCAGGACGCGAAGATTTGATTGTTCGTTTGAGCATTACTTACATTGGCTTACAACTTGAAGCTGGCGACATTGTGACGCTGACAAATGCAAATTACGGATGGGTTGCAAAGCTATTCCGCATCAATCAAGTGGTTGAAAACTTTGGTGATGATGGGGTAATCAGTGCTACTTTATCTTTGCTGGAGTACAACCCTGCTGTTTATGACGACATGGATATTACGCAATTTACACCAGCACCTAATTCAGGTATTGGTTCACCTTTAGCTTTTGGTACGCTTACAGCACCAACCATTGCAAATCAATTTCCTTTTGCATCCATACCATCGTTTGGCATAGTGGTTACAGCCGCTAGTGCTGGTATAACTCAATATGCCGAGGTTTATTATTCTGCTTTTGCATCACCCACTAATGGTCAAAGAATATTTGCAGGAACTACTGCAATTAATCCCGGTGGCAATCCATACGCACCAAGCGCCAATATGGGCACAGTTACATTAAATAATTTGTCTAGTGGTGATTGGTATTTCTTTGTTCGGATGGTTAACGGGCTTGGTAAAAGTTTATTTTCTACTGCATCTTCAATTCTGCAATGGAGACCAACTACTTTTCAATATGTTGACCGATATGTGGCAGTTGCATACGCAGACAGCAGCACAGGATCAACTGGATTTAGCTACTCTCCGCGCAACAAGAGTTATTACGGTCTGCTAAATAACTCAGTGGCCAATGGCGGCACTAACCCTGCACTTTATACATGGTATGCAGCCTCAGCTAACTTCGGCACAACAAATTATTTGCTTTATGCAAACCGAGCTAACCGCAAATTTAGCTTTGATGTGGGCACGGCTGGTTATGTCAATCTTGGCGGCGCATTTGTCCCAAGCAACACCGCAACTTATGATTCCAGCGTTTGGGGCGCAGCACTTGACCCCACGGGCGCATTGCAAACATTTATTGATTTGGATGCCCGCACAGGCCAATCAATTTTGGCTGGTGCAACAGGAAACAATGTCAATGATGGATTCCTTTCTGTAACCAATAATACCGATGGTTCAATGAAAGTCAATTTGCATGATTTCTTGAATTTTGGTGCAGGTATTTATACAAAGAATTTTAATGCCGCATCTTTAACCATTGACATTTATGGTCGCGTGGTTGGATTTACCGAGCAAGATCAATTCTTTTATACCGAGACAGTATTTACATCAACCGCTGGTCAAACCAGTTTTTCCCTTACTCACACAGTGGGCTGGGTGTTGGTTTTCCGTGATGGTGTACTTTTAAATTCTTCTGAATACACCGAAACAGGCACTACCGTAGTCATGACAAATGCTTGTGTGGCTGGCGAAACGATTGTCATAATTTATATGCGTGCCGTAAGCACAAGTATTTACTATGAGCCATTGAACATAACGATTGCCTCAAGCACCACCAATTCCATTACTTACGCAAGTGCGCCGTGGAATACGATTGCAGTAGGAGATCAATTGGAATTTACCAACATTGGTGTCCCCACCATGTATACCGTGTTGTCAATAAACACCACCACAAAAGTAATTACTTTTACCGGGGTTATTGCTGGAGCAACGACTGGCAATACGGTTTACCGCTATCGTGCGGCTGGTTCAGATTATTCACCCTTCAGTCGGTACGATCAGGATGTAACAGCCATCACAACATTTTCACCCACCACTTATGCATTGAATAATGGCGCAGAAATGGTTTATATAAATGGTTGCCAGATTAGTGATATTGATTACAATTTGACGGGCAATGTGCTTGATGGATTCCCATCGGCAGTGACAGGCAAGTTATCAATTTTGATGTTTACGCTAAATAATTTGGCTGTGCCTGCCAGCAACATTGCCAACACCGTAGCCTATTCCACGGCAGGCCAGACCACTTACCCATTCCCAAGCAACCCGTTGTCAATGGAGTTATATGCCAATGGCGCACTACTCACTAAAGGTTCAGGGTATGATTACACCGCTAGTGCGGCCAACTTTATCCTGACGACAGCATATCCAGACAACATCACATTATTTAATCAGCAAACTTTTGCACGAATTGGAGCCGCTTAATGACCCAAGCCTATAACTTATCGCAACTCGCTAACAATCTTAACAGCACAGGTCAGCTTGATGCCACAGACGGATTGGTGAATGCCGTTCCTGCGACTAATGGAGGAACTGGACAAGCGGCGTATGCAGTGGGAGATTTGCTTTATGCACCCACGACCACCACATTAAATAAATTGGCTGATGTTGCCACTGGCAATGCTTTGCTTTCTGGCGGTGTAGGTGTTGCACCAGCGTATGGAAAAGTTGGACTAACTACCCATATCAGCGGTACATTGGGTATAGTTAATGGCGGCACAGGCGCGGCTACTTTGGCTTCAAATAATGTATTGCTTGGGAATGGTGTAGGTGCTTTGCAAACTATTGCGCCCGGCACGGCAGGCAGCGTTTTAACTTCCAACGGCACAACTTGGACAAGTGTGTTAAGCACATCTCCAATATCAGTGCAAATATTTAGCTCATCTGGAACGTATTTTAGACCAACTGGCTTAATAGCAGCAAAAATTACTGTTGTTGGCGGCGGCGGTGGTGGGGGTTACAATGATGGGACAAACGTTTGTGGTGGTGGTGGTGGTGGTGGTGGTGCAATTCGATTCGTTAGCTCTGCAACTCTTGGCGCATCACAGTCGGTGACTGTTGGTATTGGTGGGGCGGCTGGAACAATTATTTCCCCACAAGCTGGCGAGGCTGGCGGCGCGTCCTCTTTTGGTGCGCTTGCATCAGCAACTGGCGGCGATGGAGGAGCTGGCATTACTGGCGTTGGAAGTCATGGTGGCATTGGGTCTTCTGGCAATTTAAATATGGGCGGTGGAAGCGGCAATCTCGCAGTTGGACAGCCTTACGTTTCTGGTGGAGCATCTATTTGTGGTGGTGGTGGTGGTGGTGGTGGTGGGTCGGCAGGAAGGGCCTATGGAGGTGGGGGAAGTTGTGGAAGTGGTGGTGGAAGCTCTAGTTTTGCAGGGGCTTCTGGCGTTGTTATTGTTGAAGAATATTTCTAATACAAGATAAAATGAATTATCTGCGTAGCCCCGCGAGTTTGCGGGGAGCGCCACCACCCTTGTAAGGGGAATATCTTGGCAGTCTTTAATAAAAACGCCCTTACGCAAGTAAGCGGCTTCTCCAATCCAATCATTTCCGGTGAGTTGGTTTATAACCAAAAAACCTACTGGAATATTTCATTGACTACAGGTGGTTTATCTGTGAACACCACTGGAGCAACAATCAGCGCATCCATTTTGCGCCGATCCTTAACCAATTTGAACGACAGCCGCACTGGTTTAACGTTTAATATTGCTGATTACTCTCCAGCCCCAACACCCGTAAGTCTGACGATCTCCAATCGTGTTGATGCCAATGGCACGTTTACTTTGGTGATTGATGAATCAACATGGTCAGTGTTATCAAGCGATCCAGAGTTAGATATTAATGCAACCAATTGCGTTGGATTTAGTGGAAGTTTGAAAATACAATTTCCAGCCTCTGGCACTACACCAGCCGATGACAGCATTATTTTCTTGTTGTTTTTGGTGCGTTCTGATGGAGTGATCAACTAATGGCTAACATCAATGTCTCCGTCACAGACGGCAATAATCTTGTTTTATCGCTGACTCCACCCAACACACAAGTCATCACAATTGATCGTGCAAGTGTTGGCCCGGCTGGCCCGGCTGGTGTAAGTATTACATCAGTTTCTTTAGCTTCTGGAACTCATGCACCCGGAACTTTGGATACTTATAATGTAAATTACAGTGTAGGTTCTCCAACTACGTTCCAAGTTTATAACGGTGCAGATGGTGCTGGTGGTGTTACGTCTGTCGGTTTATCTGCGCCAACCTTTTTGTCTGTTTCAAATAGTCCGATAACTACTACAGGAACATTGGCGCTTAGTTATAGTGGAACGGCATTACCTATTGCCAATGGCGGCACTAACGCCACCACTGCTGATGCTGCCTTAACTTCATTGGGGGCTTATGCTGCAACAAACCCAAATGGATATACAAACAACACAGGCACAGTCACAGGCGTAACTGCAACAAGCCCGGTTGCGTCAAGTGGTGGAACAACTCCTATTATTTCAATAGCAGCAGCAACGAGTGCAGTCAATGGATATTTAACAAGTACGGATTGGACAACATTTAATAACAAACAAGTTGCTGGAACATATGTTAATTCAGTATCAGGAACTATTGGCAGAACTACATCTACAGGTGGCGTAACACCTGTTATCGACCTTGCAAGTGGCATTGCTACAGCAGGCACAACTGGTTCAGCTACTCTTGTTCCTGTTGTAACAATTGATACCTATGGTCGGGTAACCAGCATCACTACAGCCGCTAATCCACAAGGTACTGTTACATCTGTTGCAGCTTTGACATTAGGAACAACTGGCACTGATTTAAGCTCTAGTGTTGCAACTAATACTACAACTCCGGTTATTACTTTGCAAGTGCCTACAGCTTCAGCCACCAATCGTGGTGCTTTAAGTAGTGCAGACTGGAGTACATTTAATAATAAACAACCCGCTGGAACGTATGCCACAGGTACAGGTACAGCGGATGGTGCAAACACTGGTGATAACGCTGCAAACACTAACTATGCCAATGATTATCGTTTGGCAAACTTTGTTGCAGGAACTAACTATTTAACACCGACTGGAACTGAAACTGTAACAAATAAAAGGATTGATCCTAGAGTTTCTTCAACTACTTCAGCATCTTCGATAACACCCACGATAGCATCGTTTGACCAATATGCCTTTACTGCATTGGCAGCAGCTTTAACAATTAATGCTCCTACAGGAACACCCGTAGATGGTGATAAATTAATATTACGCATTTTGGATAATGGCACTTCACAAACACTTACATGGAATTCAACTTACACGATAATAGGTGTTGTTCTTCCAACAGCAACTACTATTAATAAAATGCTTTATGTTGGGTGTATTTATAACGCAGCTAATACCCGTTGGGATGTGGTTGCTGTTACAACACAAGTATAGGTATAAATATGAAAATAGAGTTTGAATTTGAAACTCAGTACGGCAAATTTGCAGATGCCCTGTGGTTTCCGGAAGATCAGCCTATCCCAAGCGATACAGAGATTGAGGCTATGAAACAACAGCGCCTGACGGATTGGCTTGCGATAATTGAAGCACCTCCAGCGCCTGAAGTAGTTGACGTAACGGAAGTCTAATATGGCAGATAGATATTGGATATTTAGAGCGGGTATATGGAATACGACTAATACTATAAATTGGAGCGTGGTCCCCGGTTTCAGCTTTACGGGTTCTTGCTCTGGAACTACACTTCAAGTATTAGGGGGTGGGCCTGTTCTTCCAGTAGGATTTACAGTGAGAACTACTGCGGGCTCCCTAATCGGTACAGTTACGGGTGGAACCTACCCAACATATACAGTAACTCCCGGTGGAACATTTGGCACTCAACTAATGGACGCAGGCGGACAAGGCGCGGCAGTACCAACCTTAGCGGATTCTGTATTTTTTCAGTCAACAGCATCTTTTACAGTTACCACCACAGGTGCTTTAAATTGCCTTGATTTAACAGTTTCAGCCGGAGTACATACTTTTGCTACTGGAACGTCACCGACTCTAAGTATCTACGGTTCTATGACGCTTGTATCAGGTACTGTGTGGACTACCACGGCTTCAAAAACTTTTAGAGCTACCTCTACAGGTAAGACCATTACGACAAATGGCACGCAACTTAATGGCTCAGTTACTTTTAGTGGTGTGGGTGGGGCGTGGACTCTAGGTTCTGCTTTAACAGTAAATGCTTTAACCTCATGGGCTAATGGTACGTTCTCTGATGGGGGGTATTCACTCACAACAGTAACGGCTAATAGCGTTGTAACCACGACACGATCTGTAGATATTACATCCACATGGTTAGTTACAGGGGGAGGCTCCTTGTGTTGGAACTTCAGCGGTACACCCGGTTTATCTGTTACGGGTAATGGGACTGTTAGTTTAACAAGTGCATCACCTAAAACATTTAATGGTTCTGGAGCATCCCATGCAACTATTACTCTTAATCAAGGTGGATCAGGGGAACTGACGATTTCTGGCGCAACTACACTTTTCAATATAACCAATACAGTTCAACCAGCGACCGTTATTTTCCCTGCAAGTACGACCACCACAGTAAGTAATTTTAATTTGACGGGTACTGTGGGTAGCTTAATTACGATTACCAGTAGTTCAGCAGGCTTAGCCGCAACACTATCAAAAGCAAGCGGGACCGTGACTGTTAACTATCTTTCTATTAAGGATTCTACTGCTACTGGTGGGGCAAGCTGGAATGCTGTTAACAGTACAAACGTAAGTGGCAATACAGGCTGGAATTTTGGTGGTGTTATTGCTGCTGTATCAACTTTCTTGTTAATGTTTATTTAACAAATTACAATCAATACTTCAACTCAACAACCTTGACCCATATCATGACTCCAGAAGAACGCTCTGAATTTGCTGCTGAAATTGCTGCTGCTATTCGAATTAAAAGTACGGATACAGGATTGTCAGAGGAGGAGCAAAGATGGGTCAGGTTGGCGATACAAGCAGAGGTTCAGCGCATTGAGTTTCGTAAGAATGTGATTGAGAAAACATTGCTGAGTTTGATTTGGTCGGGTGTGGTGGCTTGCGGTTATATCTTTTTGGGATGGGCAACCAATCATGGTTACAAACCTTAATGAACAACTGAGGCGTGATGAAGGTGAAATTTTATCGGCTTATCCTGATAGCCTAGGTTACATGACGATTGGTGTGGGCAGACTGATTGATAAACGCCGCAATGGTGGAATTACGCCAGAGGAATCGGCCTACTTGCTGAACAACGACATTCAACGCAAGACAGCCGAGGTCTTCAAAGCTCTGCCTTGGGTCAAAGACTTAGACCAGATCAGGCTCAACGTCCTCATTAACATGGCGTTCCAGTTGGGCGTAGAAGGCTTGCTGGCCTTCAAAACCACCCTATCTCTTATCCAAGGTGGCAATTACGCCAAAGCTGCTGAGAACATGATTCTGAGCAAGTGGCACAGTCAGACACCAGAACGATGTGAGCGCCTGGCCAAGCAAATGCGTACAGGGGTCTGGCAATAATGGATTGG